AGGATTATGCAGTATCAGGCGGCTCTACAGCTAGCTGCACAGGCTCCAGAGATGTATGACATGCAGCTTTTGCACAGGCAAATGCTGGAAATACTCAATATACGAGATGCAGACAAGATCGTACCTCTAGAAGACGAGATACCGCCGATAGATCCGGTCTCAGAAAACATGGAGCTGTTAAACGGCAAGCCAATCAGGGCTTATATCTACCAGGATCACGATGCACACATAAAAGTACACATGTCTTTTGTTCAAGATCCAAAGATACTAGAGATTATGAGCAAGAGTCCGAATGCACAGAAGGCATTCAACGCAATGGCAGCCCACATACAAGAACATCTGGCATTCAAGTACCGATTAGAGATAGAAAAAGAGCTTGGCGTACAGTTACCTCCACCAGGAGAGCCTTTGCCAGAAGATATCGAGCTGAGGATATCAAGATTGGTCGCAGCGGCGGCAGAGCAGTTGTTAGGAAAGAATCAAAGAGAAGCTCAACAGCAGATAAATCAGCAGCAGATGCAAGATCCTGTAATACAAATGCAGCAAAAAGAGTTGCAAATCAAAGAGTTAGAAGCTCAGGCTAAAGCTCAAAAAGATATGGCTAAGATACAGCTAGATATGCAGAAAGCAGTTGATAACTCTCAACTACAAAGAGAGAGAATGAATCAACAAGAGCGTATCGCCCAAGCCAAGATAGCCGTGGATATAGCTCAGGATAATTCCAAGCAGCAGTTAGAAGAAAGAAAAATAGCCTCTAAGGATCAGATAGAAGGCTTTAGAATTGGACAGGAAATAGCTAAAGACATGCTTGATGAATAGTGTATCATCAGTAAATAGTTTCGATTATTTGAAGAAAGCTATACGCGAGAAGATGAACGACTATAGTGATCATCTGTGCGGTGGAGCATGTAAAGATTACGCAGACTATAGTAAGTGCTGCGGCATCATAGAAGGACTGGCTCTAGCAGAGCGTGAGCTTTTGGATATGAAGGAAAAGCTAGAAAAAGATTACTCCGCATAAGCGGTGCAAGCGACTCTGGACGCTTTTTTCCAGTGCAGGAGAAACTAATGAGTCAATCATTAGCACAAAAAAAGGAAGAGTTATCTGAAGATCAGGATGGCAATTCCAGGAAGGCAAAGCAACTGCCCACACCAAAGGGCTATAAAATCCTCATAGCTTTGCCAGAGCCTGAGGCAAAGACGGAAGGCGGCATATTAAAAGCCACTGAAACGCTGCACAATGAAGAAATAGGTTCTATTGTGGGTATGGTCATAGAATTAGGGCCAGACTGTTACAAAGATCCACAGCGATTCCCTTCTGGGCCGTCATGCAAAGAGGGCGATTGGATATTAATGAGATCTTATTCGGGAACCCGGTTCAAGGTTCACGGCAAAGAGTTTCGTTTAATAAACGACGATAGCGTAGAAGCAGTAGTCGAAGATCCAAGGGGGATAGTCAAGGTATGAGTGAAGCACAAGAAACAATGGAGTTCGAGGAAACCTCATCCGAAGATAAGTTTTTTGGCGTAAAAACAACAATAGGTTCAAATGAATCTCAATCAGATGGCGGTCAAGACTCTGATTTTGAGATAGAGCTTGTTGATGACAGGCCTGAGGAAGACAGAAGGCCACCAAAAAACGAAACTGTCAGCGAAGACATAAGCGAAGAAGAGCTTTCTAGCTATAGCGAAAAAGTTCAGAAGCGCATAAACAAGCTTCGTTATGATCAGCATGAAGAGCGCAGACGCAGGGAAGAGGCGGAAAAGATGCGCGAAGAGGCTGTGAGATATGCACAGCAAGTAACAGAGAAGAATAAAGAGTATGAATCCCTGATAAACAGGGGAGAAACTGCTCTTATAGGCCAAATAAAAGATAAGGCCAAGTTAAGTTACGATACTGCAAAAGAAATGTATCGAAAGGCTTACGAAGAAGGCGACACTGATAATGTCGTAGCGGCACAGGAAAAGCTCATCAAGGCTCAGACAGAACTGTCAGAGGCAGAAAAGTATGAGAACAACCTTGCCAGAACAGCTCAACAACAACCGCAAGCGCAGCAGCCAGCTCAAGATCAGTTCCAGCAGCAGCCTCAGCAGCCGCAACAACAGGTTACGGTTCATCCAGAGGCGCAGAAATGGTCTGAAAAGAATCCCTGGTTTATGCAGGAAGGTTACGAAGAGATGACTAGTTTAGCGTATGGAGCGCACTCTAGGCTTATGAAGCAAGGAGTTGCACCAAACAGCCCAGAATATTTTGCTGCGGTTGATACTGCGCTAAGACAAAGATTTCCAGAATTTGATTGGCAGGATGAAAGCGATACATATGGGCGTAACGCACCCGTGACTGTCAGTCAGCCCTCGTCGGTGGTGGCTCCCCAAACAAGAAATAATGGAGCCAAACCGCGCAAAGTACGGCTAGCGCCCAGCCAGATCGCTCTCGCCAAGCGACTTGGACTTACCAATGAACAGTACGCAAAACAACTCTTAAAGGAGAGCAATTGATGACTGAAGAGCGCACACCAAGAAACTCGGAAACGCGAGAAGAGTTTGCTAGACCTGATGATTCATGGATTCCAGCATCTATTTTGCCTGACCCGGAACCTCAAGACGGTTACGTTTTTAGGTGGGTTAAGACAAAGCTTCAAGGTGAATCTGACAATGCACATGTTTCAAGAATGTTTAGAGAGGGTTGGGAGCCTGTGAGAGCAGAAGACCATCCTGAACTAAAGCTAGCTTCAGACATGGGCAGTCAATTTGAAGGCAACATCGAAGTCGGAGGACTGCTTTTATGCAAGGCCCCAGAAGGTAAGATGAAGGCTAGAGAAAAACACTTTGGTGAGATAGCTGAAAACCAGATGATGTCTGTAGACAATAACTTCATGCGCGAAAACGATCCCCGTATGCCTCTCCTACAACCAGAGAGACGCTCACGGGTATCTTCATTTGGCAAGGACTAATCTCTGGCAAGGGGTTAGTTGTTAACTAAAGGAGGCCGATATGGCAACCGTTGCAACCCCTATGGGTGCAGAACCAGTTAATACGCTAAGTGCTAGTGGCTCTTACACAGGTAAAGTTCGTCACATTAAAATAGCGTCTGGTTACGGCACCGGCATTTTCTACGGCGATTTCGTCAAGCTTGTTAGCACAGGCACAGTAGAAAAAGACACGGGTACTTCTTCGCTTACACCAGTGGGTGTATTTGTAGGATGTTCCTACACTGACCCAAGCACAAGTCAGTTAACTTTCAACCAACAGTTCCCAGCAAGCACTGCTGCTGATGACATAATGGCTTATGTTGTTGATGACCCCAATGTGGTCATGCAGATGCAGTCATCTGGCGTTTTGTCTCAGACAGAGCTAGGTAACAACATTGCTGTTGTACAGACTGGCGGTTCTACTTCAATCGGACGTAGCAAGAACTCTCTAGGAGACACTGGCGCTACGACTAACACGCTTCCAATGCGAATCATCGAGTTCGTTGAGGGGCCAAGCAGCACAGTTGGTGATGCGTTTACTGATGCTCTCGTTTTCTTTAACGTGGGCCACCAGTACACAAACACCACTGGCGTATAAGGGGGATTAAGAAATGGCAATTTCTAGAGCGCAAATGCTTAAAGAACTCCTGCCTGGGCTTAACGCCTTATTTGGCTTGGAGTATGAGAAGTACGATGATGAGCACACTCTCATTTATGAGACAGAAAGCTCTGATCGTAGCTTTGAAGAAGAGGTAAAACTGTCGGGATTTGGGGCAGCGCCTGTTAAAAACGAAGGTTCTGCAATCACTTATGATTCAGCTCAAGAGACCTTCACGGCAAGATATAATCACGAAACCATTGCGATGGGATTTGCGATTACGGAAGAAGCGATGGAAGATAACTTGTATGACTCATTGTCTGCACGTTACACCAAAGCTCTTGCCAGAGCGATGGCTTACACTAAGCAAGTCAAAGCGGCTAACCTCTTAAACAACGGTTTCACCACATTCCAATCTGGAGATGGTGTGACATTGTTTAACGCATCTCACCCGCTTGTAAATGGCGGCACGAATGCAAACCGTCCGTCTACGGCTGCGGATTTGAACGAAACGTCTTTGGAGAACGCAATCATCGAGATTGCAGCCTTCACGGATGAGCGTGGTCTTTTGATCGCTGCTCGACCAACTTCGTTGATCGTTCCTCCCGCTTTGATGTTTACAGCAGAAAGACTGTTAGAGACCGCACAAAGGGTTTCTACGGCTGACAACGACATCAACGCAATCCGTAACATGGGAGCAATCCCCGGCGGATATGCGGTCAACCACTACCTGACTGATACCAATGCTTTCTTCTTGAGGACTGACATACCTAACGGTATGAAGCACTTCGAGAGAACTGCGCTGGAAACCAGCATGGATGGTGACTTCGATACTGGTAACGTGAGATATAAAGCTCGTGAGCGTTACTCGTTTGGAGTGAGTGATCCATTGTCAATTTATG